GTTGTGGATAGGGTGGCAGCATCGGCCGCATCTGTTGATTGGAATTTGAAGCGGGCTATGCCCAACGGTGAGCATCGCGATGTACCAAAGCACCCGCTTATCGATCTATGGAGGTCGGTGAACCCGTTTACGACCAGGCACGAATTTATCGAAACTTCGATACAGCATTTCGAATTGACCGGTGAAATCTGGTGGTTGATTGTACGAAACAGGGGTGGAAGGCCGGTGGAGCTATGGAACATCAGGCCGGACCGTATACGGCCGGTTCCGCATCCCACGGAGTTCGTGGCGGGGTACGTGTACACGATCGGCCAGACTCAAATCCCATTGGAACGCAAGGATGTGATATTTATCCGGAGGCCGAGCCCCGTGGATCCTTACAGGGGGATCGGTACAGTCCAGGCGATGGCGATGGACCTGGGGGCCGAACAGATGGCGTCGCAATGGACGCGGAATTTCTTTTCGAATGGAGCGATGCCTGGGGGCATACTCCAGTTCGATGAAGGAATGAGCGACCAGGACTTCGAACGCCTGGTAACCAGGTGGGGGCAACAGCACCAGGGCGTAGCGAACGCTCACAGGGTTGCGATCCTGGAGCGGGGCAAGTGGGTCGACCGCAAGTTCTCACAACGCGATATGCAGATGAACGATCTCAGGCGGGTAAACCGTGACATTATCCTGGGGGCTTACGGGATCCCGCTGTCGGTTATGGGTATCACTGAATCGGTGAACAGGGCCAATGCCGAAGCGGGCGACGAGTTCTTCGGGCGGCATATTCTCACTCCGAGGTTGGAACGAATAAAACAGGCGATCAACGAACGCCTTATTCACATGGTGGATAAGACGTTATCCCTGGATTACGTCGACCCGACTCCGGAGAATCGCGAATTGAACCTGAACATTGCCGAGCGGGGATACCAGGGCGGATTCCTGACACGTAATGAATCCAGGTCGCTTTTGGGATATGGGGAAACCGACGGGGGTGACGAATACCTGGAGCAGTCCGGCGGCGGCGGATTGATAGGCCTGGAGGCCTCTGGTGGCGTAGTCAAGGCCGCTAGCAATATCAGGGATGATGAAATAAATGACGAAGAAGATGAGATGGATACAAGTTGGGCCAGGCGGTTGCGGAACGAACGCGCCGGTTTGATTGAGTACATGCGGAGGATTGGCTGATGGTAATTACCAAATTGGAAATCGCAGACATCGACGGGTACGATTGGAACTGGGTCGCAAAGTATGAAGATGAGATTGTCGAGGAATTGATATCGGCTTATTCTACGGCGTACGTTGCGGAGTTCCCTGGGGTTCCTGGGGTGACGGTACAGCGCATTGCGGGGGAGTGGGCCAGGGAAAAGGCCGCCACAATGATACAGGGGGTCGCAGATACTACCAGGGAGCGGGTTCGCAGTATTGTGGCCGGAAGCATCCTGGAGGGCGCATCCATCGAAACAACGACCGACCTAATTAGTATGGACCATGCGTTCAGTCCTGAGAAAGCCCGAACGATTGCCAGGACGGAAACGGCCATCGCCCTGGGTGAAGGGCAAAAGGGTGCCGCCATATCTCAGGGTAGGGATGAAAAGCATTGGATGACTTCCGGAGCTGCTGACGATATATGCCTGGAGAATGAAGCCCAGGGGTGGATCCCGATTGACAATGTATTCGCGGGGAATGTCGACACGGTTCCGCAACATCCGAATTGCCGGTGCGTCGTGAGGTACCGGACGAAGGAATTAAGCGAAGATGAAGTGACGACGGTCAGTCCGCTATCTTCGGAGCTTATCGAAACGGGGTTGCCCAGGGTTCCTGAGTTTCGGTGCGTTGGATGCAACCGCTTACTCGGGAAGGACGTTGCTGACGGTACCAGGATCAAGTGCCGCCAGTGCAAGGCGGAACGCATCGCGTAGACAAATCAGGGTCCAGGAATAAAGCCCACGAATTAAGTTTCGTGGGCTTTATTTTGTTCGAAACTGGCAAATTGGCGTCCGATTTTAGAAATTGCTCAGATCTAGGCACGAAAGACACTTGACCACCTGTTGACAACACCTACGCCAAGCCTCATACTGGTAAGTGTAAGGCAGATTATACAAGACACGAAGGGGGAGACGAGAATGAACACAGTACACCAAGCAAAACAGGGGTGCATCTTCAGCAAAAGACAATACGCATTTACCAACGAAACGACAGGAAAAGTCACATGCAAGAAGTGCCTATCACTAAACGAAAGCAAGTAAGCTAAGGGGCGGTATTTCTACCGCCCCAATACAAGACACGAAGGGGGAGACGAAAATGGAAAGCATAACAATAACACTAGAGTGTGAGAACGGCCACCAGGTAGAGGCAATCGCGATTGATCCGGAGATCACAGCACCCGATGCAATCTCAGGTTCGATACTACAATTCAGCACAACGTCCAACTGGCACTTCTGCGATGACTGCACCGGTTCAACGCTACGGTCGAAGGAATCCCAACAAGCAGGACATGCCGAACTAATCCGAATCCTAACGACCGAATAAACCAAACGCAACGGTCGCCGAGATAACCGACTCGGCTACGCCCCTCGCGAAGATCGCGGGGGGCTTTTTTATTGTGTTGACAGTGTAAAGGGTGTCATGGTATCGTCTTGAGCAATTGAATAGCCCCGAGGTCTTTAAGGCCCATTTGAGCGGTAATACTGCCATCAGTATGTCGACTTGAATGGGCTTTATTTATTGGAGTTTGAACATGCCATACGCGGGGGAACATAGTTGCAGGATTGCACCACCTTCGCAGTTCGAAGAATTTCGAAGGCAGAATAATTGGAAAACAATAGATGGCAAGCGGGTGGATGCCATATGGGGAACCAACGGCGAAGGCACTAATCTTCAGGCCCTGCGATACCCGAAGGGCGATTGGTCTATTGCTGATGCCAGGTCGCATTGCTCGACACAGGAAGGCATCCTATTTGAGCCCGCAAGTTCACCGCAGATAAGGGAGGGCGGAATGACGCACCGAACGAAGTTTGTACGACCTACAGAAATCAAGATCCTGGACAAAGCCGCCGGTAGGATCTCCGCCGTGGTTTCGACCGAGAATGTCGACCGTGACGGGGATATCATCCGCCAGGCTAATTGGGATCTCAATAATTTCAAGGCGCATCCAATATTACTCTCATCTCATAACTATCGGGGTCTGAGTAATCAGATCGGCGAATGGACTGACATAAGGGTCGAAGGTAAGGAACTTATCGGCGACGCGCAGTATTACCTGAAGCAAGGGAACGCCGAAGCCGATTGGGGGTTCGTCCTGGCAAGCAAGGGTCGGGCGGCCTTTAGCGTTGGTTTCGTTCCGGACATGTCGAAGGCCAAGACAATCGAAACAGCCGGAAATATGGCCTACGAGTTTCAGGGCCAGGAGCTGTTGGAAGTATCCCAGGTAACGGTTCCTAGTAACGCTCAGGCACTACAAAGTCTGAAGGGAATCGAACTCCATCCAGAGATCGACACCCTGGTGAATGAGATGCTGAGTGACTTCGGGGATGAGATCAAAGAAGTGACCGATGAGGTGGTTGAAGAAACCGAGGAAGTCACCGGACGGATCTGGATCAGTGACGAAGATAGGAAGGCATTTGCCAGGGAAATCGCCGAGATCGTCAGGGATGACGTTCGGGCGATGATGCATGCATTTATGCATACGCATCCGAAGGAATCACCCAGGCCCGTAGACACCATTGTCAGGGAAGCAATTCAATCAAGATTCGGAGGTAAGTAATGACTACAGAGAACGTCAAGACCCAGGCAGAACTGGAAGATATGTTGAACGCGGGAACGCTCAACGAGTATATCGAGCATAAGGTTGCCGAGCAAGTCGGCACAACGGTGAAGGACCAAATGGATGAGGCCTTCAATTCCGGTGCCATATCTCGACCACCAATGGCCGATGAAGTAGCGATGCAGTCGAAGGCATTTAGGTCTGGGGAAGCGCCGGATCCCGAAACATCACTCAAGCGGGAAGCCCTTGCAATGGATGGGCAATTCGCAACTTTCGGAGAGTTCCTAACAGCTATAGCCCCTAGCACGATACAATCCCGCGGGGTAGATCCAAAAATAAAGGTTCTTGGGGAAGGCCAAGGCGATCAGGGTGGTTTCTTAGTTCCTGATGCCTTCACAACCCAACTCCTGGCATTAGCCCTGGAGGATGCGGTTGTAAGGCCACGGGCGTTCAGGATGCCGATGAGTTCATTGAACCTGAGTCTCCCGACCATAGTCGACACGACCCACGCAACCAATGTGTTCGGCGGGGTTCGTGGATACTGGACTCCAGAGTCCGGATCCTACACAAGTAGCGAACCGAGCTTCGGGCGTGTCACCTTGACCGCCAAGAAGTTGACCGCATATACCAGTGCAGCAAATGAACTTCTTGCAGACTCGGCGATATCCCTGGAAGCATTGCTCATGCGTCTTTTCCCGCAGGCACTTCAATTTTTCGAGGATGATGCTTTTTTGAACGGAATTGGTTCTGGCCAACCGGTCGGGATATTAAATGCGGATGCTCTGGTCACAGTTTCCAAGGAAACAGGTCAGGCAGCCACTACAATCGTTGCGGAGAACATCGACAAGATGTACTCCAGGATGCTCCCAAGCTCCCGCAGTCGTGCGGTCTGGGTAGCCCATCCTGACACTCTTCCACAGATCGTCAGCATGAGCCGTTCAGTCGGTACGGGTGGATCTGCGGTTATGATGAACAATATGGCAGGAGCGGCTCCTGCATCACTGTACGGTCGACCGCTTATCATTTCCGAGAAATGCCAGACACTCGGAACAGCCGGTGACATTTTCTTCGTTGATTTCGGGTACTACGTGGTCGCAGATCGCCAGAGCTTGAGCATGGCATCTTCGCCCCACGTACGATTCCAGAACGACGAAACCGTATGGAGATTCACAAGCCGACTCGATGGACGACCCTGGTTAGAGAGCGCACTTACACCACGAAACGGATCCAACACCTTGAGCCCGTTCGTGAACCTGGCGACCCGATCATAATCTATTACTGAAGGAGACTAGGGATGGCACTACAAACAACCGAAGCACCAGGTGGCGCAGGACTGCAAGTACTATGTCCGACCTGTAGCCGGATGCACGATGCCGAGGAATACGCCCCGACATGCAAACGGTGCGGTGCGGAAATGACGGCCGAACAAAAGACCGAAGAAAAGCCCGACAAGTACGACCCAGGTCAGGTGCCCCAGTAACCTAGTGGCGCGGGGGCAAAACTTAGCCCCCGACGCGAGCAATAGGAGGAAATTATGTCAATGAGACTTTCGGAACACGCATCATTTGATCTGTTGGAAACAACGGACATCGGTGGAACCAACGCACAGAACGCGGGCGGCTACTTGAGCATGAAGAATTATAGCCGAGTGATGGCACTGGTAGTTCTTGCAAGTTGGGATAGTTCAGATGATTTAGATGAATGCCGGTTGCAGCAGGCAACAGATTCTTCTGGAACATCCGTCAAGGATTTTACTACTGACGCAAGCGGTGGAGACTATGACACGGATAATCCGATTGATGCGGATGGAGATTTCGTGATCATTGAGGCAAGGGCGGAAGATATGGACGTGGACGGCGGTTTCGATCATATCCGCTTATATGTCGCAGAGGGTGGAAACACTGGCACCGACAACGTGACGGGGGTGGTCGTTCGTTACGGTTACGCATATCCGAAGAAGGAACTCCAGGGAGCCGCAAGCACTGGTTCCCAGGTGTACGTGAACCCGTCCTAATGGCTAGGGCAATCACAGGAAAACGCAGCCAGATACCAGACGGCATGGAGCCTCTTGAATGGGCTTCTGCCGTCTGGCAGGCGATGGATGATCATGGATTCAGTCAAGACGAGGCGAAGAGGTACGTTGCAGATGTTTGGAGTTCGTCTAAAGCGGAAACCGAGCCCCCGAAAGATAAGATGGTAAGAACATCCATAGACAAATGAATAGGCTCAAAATAGGACGCCTTCGGGCGTCCTAGAGCCACCCAATGCAACAAGGGTCGAAACCCCGAAAAGCTAGGAGGCAATCATGGCAAAGACAGAACTATTTGTACGAAAGCAATCAGGCGGTATCTATACCGTCGTCAACGAATCTCTCACCACTGGGAATATCTACTTTGTAGACAGTGGAAGTTCAACAGGTGGCACGACGGCAGGATTTGGGCATAGCCCCGACGCACCTTTCACCACCATCGACTCAGCAATCAACCAGACAACCGCCAATCAGGGCGATGTCATTTATGTAATGACAGGGCATAGCGAAACCTTGACGGGTGCAAGTGCCATCACTTGCGACGTCGCAGGGGTCAGCATCATCGGGCTTGGCAGGGGTACAGACCGCCCGACCCTACTCCTGGATGCAGCGGTGGCTGTAAGTATTGTCATCAGTGCAGCAAACGTCCACTGGGAGAACGTGGTGTTCTCAGCGGGTCATGCCGACATAACAGTTGCAATCGACATATCAGCCGCCAACGCTTCATTCGATAAATGCGAATGGAAGGAAAACACAACAGCGGAAAACTTCCTGACCTGTATCCGAACGAGCGCGGTTGCTAATGCTTGTGATGGGCTCTCGGTTACGAACTCGGTTGTTACAGATGTTGATACGGCGGCAGTCAACTTTATTACCGTCCGCGAGGATGTCGACCTCTTAGTTATGAACGATAATTTCATCGAACTAGGGGTGAACGATTCCAACGCCATCATCGGCGTTGCCAGTGGT